GTAACATTTGGCCAGAAATTTTGCCAATGGCCATTTGCTATTCCTTAGGCAGCATCAGTGCTGTTGAAATTGTGGAATACTGAAATTGTTTGGCCCGCAGTTCCATTTGACGGATTTATCAACACATAGGTGTTGCCTTGAAATTGATAATTGGTGGAAGGTAGTTGATGTACACCACCAACAAAAACTTTAACATTGGCTTCTTGCCCTGCATCATAACTGTAGCTCATTGGGCCATACTGCACCGTTGCATTTGCTGTGGTGAATACATCTTCAACAATGTTGACACTGCCGATTTTAGCCACACTGTTCCACACGTTGGCGAAATACATTTCAATCTTACTAAGACTGGTGTTAAATCGTAGCTGACCGTTGACTGGTTGATCGGGACGCACTGCACTGCTGCCCAATGGCAGTTGAATCGCTGTACTGGACGTGCTAATTTGTGTATTCTTAAGTAGTCGAGCCATTATACACCTGTGTAACTTACGGTTGCATTGATTGCACTATTGGCGCTTGCATTGGCTCTTAGAGTATCACCCGAGGAGAAAATAATTTTTTCAGTTTCAACTACTAAAGTGTCTCCTGCGGTTATAGTTACATTGCTGTAGATCTTATTTAATACATTGGCGCTGCCGCCACTTGGTACCAGGTGAACCGAAAGATTTGCGGGGCTGCTGCTATAATTACAAAAGTAAGCCACGCTCATCACAGTATTACCACTACTTGTGTAAATGTTTCCTACTGCGGTTGTTATGTCTGCTGTTGTTATACTCATATTATTATCCAAAAATTATACTGTAGGCAATTGCTTTAGTTTTGCTGACAAGTTCGTCTGACTCAACATTATTGTTGAAATAAATTCCAGTGCCACCCACGCTGCCGCCTGTGGTGTTGCCGCGTAACACAACATTACCTGTGACTGCTGCGGGCGTGCCTGCGGTGTTGGCAAAACGCAGACCGGTAGTTTGAACATTACCAGTTATAGTTAATAAGTTGGCACCATTCCATGTTAAGTTGTTGCCAGCATCTACTACTGTAGTAGATGAAGTTGCATAATATGGCAAGTGTCCGGCTACACCGGTGCTGACTGTGCCCGAGCCGCCTGAGCCGGCACCGCTGATGTTGACATATGTACTAATATCTGCAATATTAGTTACCGTTTGCCACGCCAGAACTGTTTCGTTCCAAAAAAGTGCAGGCTTTGAATAACCAATGCCGCGGTTAACTTCAATACCACTATTACCTTGAAATGGCACAACCACATTACTGTCCAGGGTGATGGTGGGATCAGCAGTGCTGATGTTGGCCACATTAATTATTGATGAATTACCTTGAACAAATAAGTTTCCGAATATTTTAAAGGTATCTGTGGTCACAACCACATTGGCAGACACTGCGGCAGTTGTTAAGTTATAATCACCAGTTGATATTCGTTTGGTAACGCTCATTGTATATCCCGTTTATATGATATTTATGCTCGACAATTCAAAGATAAAAAATGGGCCGAAGCCCATTTTTTATTATTTGTCGAATTGCGGTTAAGCGTTATCAACACGAACAAGAACGACACTTTGCCATTCTGGTTGCGAACTTAGAATAGCTGCGCCACTGCTGTATGGTTGACCCAAATAGTAACGCCATTTGGAATTGTCCCAATCCAACACAAATTTGTTGGAAATTCGTTTGACATTGAATTGATTGGTCACTTGTAAACGACCAGTAGTGTTGGCTGTGACTGTTTGTGTGGCACAGCTGACTGTGACATTGGTTGCGCTATTAATTGCAACCACTGTGACATTGCCTGTCAAGAAGCCGCTATTACCAGTAAATTGATATCCAATACCAGGACTACTATTGCCCGCTACATTGGCTGTAGCGTAAGTAATATAAGCAAATGCGCGATTGTTTGTATAACCGCCGCCGCCTGTGCCAATGTTGGCCAAGTTAGCTCCAGTGATGATCATGGTGTTGGCCACGATTGTTGCTGTGTTGGCTGCTGTCAGTTCAGAAGCTTGCAAGTTTACCAATGATACCACAGTAGTGTTGGCATTTGCAGAATTGTTAACTTGAAACTGTTGACTGCCTTTTTGAGTGATAATGTAGCCTGTGTCAACAGCGCCGCCTGTGTTACGCAAAAAGCTAATGCGGATTGTGGGCACAGTTTGAGAAGTATCACCACCAGTACCACCGATGCGTGAACCGTTAATTTGAATATTGCTTACAAAACTATCTTCTACGATAGTTGCACTGGCTTGGAATCCGGGGGCACCTGTGTAGGTGTGTTGTATTTTTAGTTTTGCCATTTCATTTATTCCTTTATGTTGTTAGCGTTCTAGGCTACCCGGAGTGGCGACTCACGAGAGTTCATTGGAACAAGTATATTTATAACAAAGTCAACAAAAAAGCGCCTTGCGGCGCTTTAGTGTCTTCCCATCCCGGGGTTGATCTTTGATAAATTTATTTAGCTTGTTTGCAATTGTCGCCGTGCCAACGGGCATAGCCGTTTACTGCTACTGATTGTTGGCAGTGTGGACATTGTTTCTTAGTTCTTGTCTTCCCTAAGTTAGCCACTCTACGCTTTTCTTTTTCCTTATCAGTTTGTTTTCGGCCGCGAATTTTATCTCCAATTTTTTTGCGAGTTTCTTCACTTACTTCGATTCCGTAACGACTATTATTTTCACCTGATCCTGATTTAGATAACTTTGCCTTCCATTCTTTACTAAATGGTGCTCTGATTTTTCCTAATTTGCTGGTAGATATTTTTGCTCTTGCATCTATTTGCTTGGATCCATTTTTTTCACCACTTATTGCTTGACTCTGTCTCCGTTTTCCATCTTCACTTCTATAGAACTTATCGCCGTGCATAGGATTATTTTTTCCGGATACTTTTTCACTCTGTAATATTGAATACTCTTCTTTTAAATTTGCGTAAACTCTACCAGTAATTTTAGTTTTGTATCTTTGTTGCACCGGATTTTCGGCACGCATCATCCGAAAAGCATTAAGCATTTTCCAGTGTTCATCGCCCACTGGATATATCTTTACTAATAGCCAATGGCAGATAAAATGTTCTCTTGCGGTTAGCTTTGTTAAATTTGACTTGTCATCTGTCCCGCCTAAACTTCTAGGCACGATGTGATGTGTCTCGGTGTATTCGGTAGTTGTTCTCGTTTGCGCCAAGCTAGTGATGTTGTTATACCATTTGTTGTATTTGTTCATGTAAGTATTTATGCCGAGCTTACTAATATGTTAACATAGTATTTTAATACAGTCAATAAAAAACCCGCCGAAGCGGGTTTTTATATAAATTAAACCGAAGTTTAATATTATTGGAACGATAGATTTGCTACCGAGATTTCGCTGACATAATCGCCTGCATTTCCTAGAGAAGATGCAGTATTTGTCAATTCTACATAGCCATATCTTGTCATGAAGCCAACTACTGGTTCAAATGTTGATGGGTCAAGAACCACACCAGAGCTCATTAGAGGAATGTAAGGGCAATAGAATGCCGCTGCATCAGCCTCTGACGAACCTTTGTAACCAACTAGAACAGCAGTAGAATCGCTGGCATAGCTGTCAACATAGATACGCATTGCGCCATTCAATGTACCAACAAACTTGGTGTTTGTAGGAGCTTCGAATGTACCTTCTGTAGTACGAGCAAAAGCGCTGGTAGTAGCAGATTGTAGAACTGTAAGAGCAGCTGGGCTAACCACAGCCCAATTACCTGCGCCACGACGTGTACGCTGAGCGATCAAGTTAGCTGCACGATTGATAAGAACAGCTAGAGCAGCGTGTTCGTCACCAACGAATGTAGCAGTACCAGACACGCTGGCTTGATCGTATGCAAAATCAGTTGCAGCCAAGCTACGTAGGGAACCTAGTACTTCTTGGTCAATCTCAACTGTAATCTCTTGTGCCAAAGCAGCCATAATTTCTGCTTCGATGTCCAAACCGTGCATAGATTGTGCATCTTGCGCAGCTTCAAACGTCCAACGAGCAGACAATTTACGAGTTTTAGCTTCAACAACTTGCTTTAGAATCTGAACGTTGATCTTACGACCTGGTACACCTTCTAAAGCGCTTGTGCTAGTAGCACGACCAGTAGTTAAACTACCAGAATATGCTGTAGCAATTTTGAATGGGCTAAGTGCTTCGTCACCAGCTGTTGTGCTTGTGTCGAATGGACTTGGTGCAGTCACAGCGGTTGTTTCTGCGTAACGAACACGAAGTGTGTGGATCTGTGCAACAGGTCCGGTCATTGGCTGAACGCCAACGATCTCATTAGCAATAACTGTAGGCATAACACGACGGATAACTGGTAGAATAACACGGTTAAGTGTTGCTACGTTACCTGCGGATGTTGCGCCAGCTGTGGCGTTCTCAGCCAAGTGTCTACGGGTGTTTTCTAAAATGATACCCATTGTAGTTTTACGGGTACCGTTAAGACCTTCTAGCAGGGCGTCTTTTGTCTCGCCCCAACGGCCTTCTAATAGTGCTTGTGTCATTTCTCTTTACTCCTGATTAGGGTTTTATTTAAGCCCTGCTAAACGTTTGATCTCGACTACATTATTATACTCGTGCTCAACATTAACTTTAGCAGTTTTATCGCCAGTTACTTCCATACGACTCTCGGCCAACATTGCAGGTTTTTGAGCTGCTGATGGTGTGGAGTTGTTTAGAACTGCTGGTAGATACTTTTCGAATGCAGAATTCAATTTCTCGGTCTGCACATTCTCAAGAAGCTGAACCATTACAGTCTGCTTCTCTTTGTTAAGAGGCTTCAGCAACTTGTTTAGAGTAGCTTCTCTCTCTTGTGATTCTTTAATTATTTTTATCTCACGGTCTTTGGATTCAACTAAAACAGCTTTTTCAGCAGCCACTGTACGGGCTTCTGAGATCAGTTGTTCTTTTTCTTTCAACGCTTGTGTTAGTTTAGCAATTTGTGTATTCTCATTTAAATGAGTAATAGCAAATTCGCTAGCAAAAGCTTCGAACAGACGACGACCAAAATTGTTCTCGCGAGCAATTTGAATGTCCTCTTTTAGTTGAGTCATTTCTGCCTCTAGATTCTTGGCCACAGATTCTTTAACAAGACTAGCTGATTGGGTAACAAATTGTTTTTGCAAGCTGGCTAATTTTTGTTTAGCTTCGCGAACAAGTTTAACTTTTGTTTCAACTACTTCTTGTTTGTCTTTAGCAAATTCTTGAATTTCTTCAGCCAACGATTTAACCACAAACTTCTCTAGTCCCTTGATGGAGTTTTGATACTGTTTACGATCTTCGCGCAGTTCTTTGATTTCTTCTGCTAGTTTTCCAACTAGGAATTGATCAAATTTACCTGCGCTTTCAGCCATGCGTTTGTTAAAACGTACACGGTCTGCTGACAGTTGTGCCTTTTCGTCGGCAAATTCACGGATTTCTGCTTGGAGACTTTCTGAGACCATCTTGTCTAGAGCTTCGACCATAACACCTTTATCGTGTTCGTAGCGGCCAGCAAATTCGTTGCGCATTTCTGCACGAATTTGATCGCGGGCTTCATTAAGTTTAGAATCCCAAGCTTCGCTGATAGCTGCCTTGGTTTCTTCGTTAATGATACCACTGTCTACTAATGGTTTGATAGCATCAAACATGGATCATACTCCTGTTATATTTTTAAGTCTTTGATGAGGCGTCTTACTTCCTCTTGCAAATACTTTTGGACCTTTTGATTTGCACCGGCATCTTTAGCCATATCGAGAACTCTGTGACCATTACGCATATTCATAAGTCCTTCATAGACGGCTTTTGGATATGCGTTTGGCGCACTGGGTTGTGCAACAATATCAACAGTGACTATTTCAAAGTCACTCACGTGTCCGGAGCCTTCGTTAACGTTTCCGCTACCTCTGCTCGACACCCCTAGCTTGACTCCGCTTTCCAGCATAGTCTTAACTAGGTTTCCCATTGGAGTGGGAAGAACTTTTAATTTACCAAAACCGTTGGGGCCATCCATCCACATTTCTGTGATCATGTGACTTACACGGTCTAGGTTAATTTTTAAATCATCTGGATGGTCTAGTTCGCCTAGTACGCTATAACCTTCTTTAATTTGTTTGTGTACTGACTCAACAGCCGCTGCAATTTCTTGAACAGGGTATACACGCTGGTTAGCGTTCTTAACGCCACCTTGCACAAATACCCCTTTCATGTAGAGATTTTTGCCTTTGCCGTCCGCAGATTCTTCCGACAGGACTTCCATCCTGGCGTTGTCAAAGGTTAAATGCTCTCTTAGTAACGACATTGCTGTTTACGCCTTATCTGGCCAAAGGACTCTTGTCATTGGTACCAGACTCTTCGCTTGACTTTGCAGCAGGAGCTTTGCCAGAGAATGATGTTTTACCAGCATTAGCACCAGGACTGTTCTGAGTTTTACCAATAAGATCACCACCGGATTTTAACAAACCGCTTGGCTTGTTGCTTGGTGTACCTTTTGGATCAGCGCTGTCTGGACTACCGCCAACTACTTTACCGCCCATGTCATTCTTACCAGCGACTGTAGACTTGGTGTTGTCTGCGCCTTCTTGATTGCTAGGTGCGGAAACTTTTTCCACATACTCGCGAATCCATTCGGCTTCGGTCATTTTCTTAGCATCTTTTTTAGCGTCTTTTTTGATGTCTTTCATGGCTGCTGCTTTGTCAGCAGCTTTGGCTTCCATGTAGGTGCCTTCCATTTCGTCTTGGTCGTCCATGCCGACTTCCATGTCCATGTTCATTTCGTCGTCGCCCATGCCGCTGTCCATTGGACTCATCTCGCCATCAGCTGGCTCGCCCATTAGTTCAGCAAACTTGGCTTTTAGAGACTCTAGCTCGTCTTCAAGACTCATTACTTTGTCTTCAAGATCCATTTCTGGTTCCATGTCCATGTCACCGGACTCGTCATCGCCCATGTCGTCATCGCCCATGTCGTCATCGCCCATTTCGTCTTCTTCAGAAACACCTTGTTCGTCCATGGTGATTTCGTCAACCATTTGTTCGACTTGGTTTCCACCGATTTCTTCTAGATCTTGTTCATCAATGAGAGATTCATAAACTTCTCTGCTCTTTTCCACAACAATAGTGTGAAAAAGTTCACGAGCTTTGTCTTCTTGCTCATTAATAATAAATTCAATTAGTTGTTCATACTTGTTCATATTTGTTCCTTATTTAAAATATGCAAACGCAATTCTGTATAGTTATTTACAGAATATATTGTTTTTGGGGGTTAAATGGGGATTTTTTGAACGATTCTGACGGACTAATTACAGGCTGCCTGCGGCTGCGGCAGGTGCTTTGTACTGGGCTCCAACTTTTTCAAGTTTTTGCTCGTGCTCCAGCTTACGAGTGTCGTTCATGATTCGTAATCTGTTGAGCTTGTCCAGTGTAATTTTGCTCGACCGTTTTCTATTGTCGTGCATATTATATGTGCTATTATCTTGCTTGTCAGTGCGATAACCTGCGGGTGTTGGCTCATATAATTCGTTTACTTGCATAGTATTATTTAACCAAATTGATTAAATTGACGGTGCTGCGGGTGCAGCGGCTGCTGCTCCAGCTTCACCTGGCGGGGCTATATTTGGCACGCCACCTGCGTCAGCCGCTGGTATTTCTGGCATTTGAGCTGCTGACAAATCAGTATCTAATCCGCCTGGACTAATTCCCACACTGCGCAAACCTGCTGCTTCACTTGGTGCTTTTTCTACATCACCTTGTTCTTCAGCCCACATGCGTTCGTTGTCGCTCATTTCTTCTTCAGTCAAACCCAGATAACGACTTAATAAGAATCGTTTGGCTAGGTAAGGATATGCTTCTAACTGTGTAAAACTGGTAATTCTACTACTGTCAACTTCAGCTTGTCTGTAGCTGGCAAAGTTTTGTGGCTCATTGAACTTCAATTCAAACAGATTACTGTCAATGTTAATGCCTCTCCAGCGCATAAACAATTTGAATTCTGAATCTAATTTTTCACTGATCATGCGCTGTAGGCGCATGCAATACTGATTAAATCGCCATTCTTGAATCAGTGCAGTGCCCACACGGCCATCACTGAATCCGTTGGGATTGCTGGTACCGTCGTCTAGTCCTGTGGGCAAGTAGCTGCTGGGAATACGCAGGCCACGGAACAACTTGTTGGTAAAGAAGTGTAAGTCAGTGATCTCACCTAGATTGCTGCCGCCAGGCAGTGTGTCAACTTTACTACCACGACCTTCAGCAGTTTGCGGAAAGAAGTAATCTTCGTTGGTGCTCAATGGATTGTAAGTGGCATCCATCATATTCTGACCACCACCTGTTTGTGTGGGAATACGGCGTTGGTGTACTTCGTTTTT